AAAAATCAAACACATGCAACTAAGTTATTTAATGATTTCAAAGAAAATCTAAAAAAAGGATATGGATCACCAGCCTACATTATGGGTAGAGTGTTAGGTGGTTTTACAGATCCTACTAGTTTATTTATGTTTACTAAAGCTGGTCAGTTTTTAATGACTGGAAGTCGTTTAGCTAGAGCTGGAAAAGTAGGTGGAGTTATAGCAGCAGAAGAACAAGTTAAAAGATTGTTTGATGATAAAAGAACCACAGGAGAATCAGCTTTGATTACTGCTGGTGGATTTATTATTCCTAGTTTGTTTCCTACCATTAAAGGAAAAAATGCAGCTAAAAATTTTGATAAAAGTGCATCTATGTTAGATGATGCAGATGATGTAGCTATGAGTGGTAGTGCTGGTGCGGCTCAAAACAAAAGAGCTAAGATGATGACAGATGAAGATTATGCTGAATTTAATAAAATTAAATCTACAGGATTAGGTGTATTTGGAGAAAAAGGACCTTGGAATCCTGTTTTTAGAGTTTTAAACAATGGTATTTCAGCATCTCAAGAATATATAGAAAAAGTATTAGAAATTCCATTATTGCAAAACAAAAACTTTAAAAGAGGAATTACAGAACAAAGTATTGAAAGAAAAGTAAAGTCTAAATATTACATTATTTACCAAGCTGAACAAGCCATTGATAATCTTTATAATGATTATTTAAAATCTATGGGAGTTAAAAATCAAAACTGGGGTGAAAAATTAATAGGAATAAAATTAAATAGAGGTAAAAACGTACTATCTCCTAGTGAATTTAGAAAAGAAATATTCTTAGCTAAAATGAATTTACCTAATAAAAATATACCTCAGGCTAAACAAGCTGCTATAGAAGTTGATAAATTTGTTTATAAAAAACTAGGTCAAGAATATATTGACGTTGGTGTGCCTTTAAACTGGCATAGAGCTTACTTAGAAAAAGCAAATAAAATTACAGCTAGTCTTAGAGAAAAATTTGCAACAAGAGGACTAACTGTTAAAGGTCAAGAAGCATTAGCTAAATGGGAAAAAATAACTGCAAGACTAGAAAGCAGAATTAAAATGTTTGAAAGTGGTGAAGGTCTTAGAAAGAACTATGTCAATATCGTTTGGAAACGAGATATGATTGAAGCTAACTGGGAAGAATTTAGTGATTTATTAAGAGAAACAATTAAAAAAAGATACCCTGAAATGAAAGGTGAAGAACTAGCAAAAATAGTTGCATCATTTAGAAAATATCAACCAGTTATAGCTTATGATAAAATTGATGATTTATTACTTAAAGGAGAATTAAATCCAGAAAAGATTGAAAAGATATCTAGTAGATTCTTTGCAAGAGATTTAGATATTAACTTAGAAGATTTTGTTAATGCTGGATATATTGAAACAGACATACAAACTTTACAAAAACTATATTTTAACCAAGTTGTTCCAGATATTGAAATAACTAAGGTGTTTGGAGATCCTTTAGGATTAGGTACACAATGGAAACCAGACGGAAAATATACTGTAGGAATACAACAAATAGCTGATGAATATGATGAACTTATAGCAGCTGCACCAACAATTAAACAAAAAAATAATTTAGCTAAAAGAAAAGATGAAATATTAGCTGATTTAGATGCTTCTATTCATTTAATTAGAGGTACTTATGGTTTAGCTGATGATCCTAATAGAGCTATTAGTAGAGGCATTAGAATGATGAAATTATATAATTCTCTTAGTATGCTAACAGGAATAGCTCAAGTAGTTGATACTGCTAGATTAGTTATGATTAATGGTATTGGTAAAACATTTAGAACATCATGGGAATTATATACTTCTAACATGGGTAAACAGATATTTAATATGTCTAAAAGATCTGCTCAATTAGGTGGTGAAGCTATGGATCTATGGAATAGTTCTCGTGCTATGAGTATGTATGATGTTGGAGATGCTTTTGGAGTTTATAATAAATTTGAAAGAGGATTAAGTTCGGTTGGTAATCTATATTTTACATTCTTAAATTTATCTAACCCTTGGAATACAGCTGTTAAATCTATGGCTAGTTTCTTTAATGGAACTAGAATATTTGAGTCTGTAGAAAAATTAGCAGCTGGAAGTATTAGCAAAGTAGATAGAGCTAGATTATTAAGTTTAGGTATTGATGATGCTATGGCTAAAAGAATACTAAAACAATATCAACAACATGGTGTTGGAAAAGGTGGTAAAACTAAATGGACTGAATTAGGAGATGATTATAAATATTTAAGAGTAGCTAATTCAGATGAATGGACTGATGAGGTTGCAAAAGAAGCCTATAACAATGCAATAGGTAAACAAGTAAATATTGACATTGTTACACCAAGTAAAGGTGATGTGCCTTTATGGGCTAATACTGAAGTAGGTGGAATGATAGCTCAGTTTAAAAAGTTTGGTATGGCATCAACACAAAGAATGTTAATGCGTGGATTACAAGAAAAAGATATGAATCAATTACAAGGGGTATTACTATTATTAGCTGCTGGAGCAGCTGTAGATGCCTTTAGACAAAGAGCCTTTGATAGAGATTATAGTAAAAAACCATTTGGTCAAAAGATAGTAGACGCATTTGACAGATCAGGTATAGGTGGAATATACTCAGATGTTAATAATGCTATTGAAAGATTAGGTAATAATCAGATAGGATTAAGACCATTACTAGGAGCAAAAAAACCATATGGCACTTATAGAGATTTCTTTAATAATCCTGTGCCTGATATACTAGGTCCAACAGCTAGTCAAATAGCCAATATTGCTGATATTGCTTGGACTTGGGGTACAGGTAAATACAATCATCACACTGCTCGTAATGTGCGTAGACTATTACCATTCCAGAATGTATGGTTTTTGGATTCTATCTTTGATAAAATGGAGAAAGACGTACTAAGATAATGAGTATAACAATATCAGACACCAGCCCTAGAGTACAATATACAGCTACATCTGGTCAAACAACTTTTTCTGTTCCTTTCGAGTTCTTTGATGATGATGATATAGTAGTAATTAATACTAATGCTGGTGGTGTAGATACTACCCTAACTAAATCTTCCAATCCCTCTTTAGTTACAGAATATTCAGTATCTGGTGCTGGAGAAACTGGTGGTGGTTCTATTACTTTAGGTGCTGGTGCAACCCTTAATGATAAATATACTATCTATAGAGATCTTCCTATAGCTAGAAGTACAGATTTTCCTAACTCAGGTACGTTTCCTATTGAAACACTTAACACAGAATTAGACAAAATTGTTGCTATGATGCAACAAAATGAAAGAGATTTTAATTTTACCCTAAAAGCTAAAGCAACAACATCTACTGCTTATGGATTAACATTCCCTGAATTAGTTGCAAATAAAATTTTAACTGTTAATAGTACAGGAAATGGTCTTATTTTCTCACAAGAAGTAGGTAACTTTAGAGGTAATTGGGCTGCAAGTACAGCTTATGTTCAAAGAGATTTAGTTAAAGATACTAGTAATGGAAACATTTATATTGTTAATACAGCTCACACTTCTAGTGGTTCTCAGCCATTGTCTAGTAATGCCAATAGTTCTTATTATGATTTAATAGTAGATGCTGCTTCAGCAACAAGCTCGGCTAGTGCTGCATTAGCTAGTGCAACAGCCGCTGCCGCTTCTGCGACTGCTGCTGCTGCCAGTGAAACTGCTGCCGCTGCTAGTGAATCTGCTGCTGCCACATCTGAAACTAACGCTGCAACATCTGCTTCTACAGCTTCTACTCAGGCAAGTAACGCTGCTAACTCAGCTAGTGCTGCTGCAACTAGTGCTAGTAATGCTGCAACTTCTGAATCAAATGCTTCTACTAGTGCAAGTGCTGCTTCAACATCAGCTAGTGCTGCTTCTACGTCTGCAACTGCTGCTGCTAGTTCTGCTAGTGCTGCCGCTACTTCAGAAACCAATGCAGCGACATCTGCTAGTACAGCAACCACACAAGCAAGTAATGCATCTACATCTGCAAGTAATGCTGCAACATCTGCAACCAATGCAAGTAATGCTCAGACTGCTGCTGAAACAGCTCAATCTGCTGCTGAGGCTGCACAGGCTGCTGCTGAATTAGCTGCTGATAACTTTGATGATACTTACTTAGGAGCAAAAGCATCTGATCCGACACTAGATAATGACGGAGATGCCTTGAATGCTGGAGATTTATACTTTAATACAACAAGTTCAGTCCTGAAATACTATGACGGAGCTGCTTGGAATAACATTGAAGCCACTGATACAAGTGGTTTTGCAACAAATGGATTTGCAATTGCTATGGCTATTGCATTATGATAAGGAGAAAGTATGGCACAGAACTTTAGAAGATACACCTCTAATGATGTAGGAGCATCAGCAGCCACAATATTTACTGCTGATTCTTATGATACTGTTGTTGGTATATCACTAGCTAATGTTACTGCTTCTGCTGTTAATGTATCTGTATATATCAATGATGGAGCAAATGACATCTACTTAGTGAAAGATGCACCTATTCCAGCTGGATCACAATTACAGGTATTAGATGGTGGTGCGAAGTATGTAGTACAATCTGGTGATGCACTAAAAGTAATATCTGACACAGCATCATCTATAGATGTATGGGTATCAACTGTAGACGCAATTAGTACATAATGGCATATATTGGAAGAACACCAACTGGATCAATATTAACATCAGCTGATATTGCTGACGGATCTATTAGTACAGCTAAGTTAGCTGATGACGCAGTAGATAATACAAAGCTAGACCTTGCAGACACTTATGCCTTTACTGGTACTGTGAGTGGTACCAAAGGATTAATAAATATTGCACAAAACACTAGCAATACTAGAACAGCTTTAAGTAATTCAGCTAGTTATACTTTTATGTCTTTTAGCTATAATCAACAAAAAGCTAATTCTAAAATTAGAGTAGATGTAGTTTTATGGGGTTTTGGAGAAGCAGCAGGAGCTACAAATATAAAAATAGGTTATAACTCAACTTTTTATTCTGGGTTTGCAAATATGGTTTATATTGCAGGAAGTTATATAAAACCTGTTTATGGACATATTTATATAGATGGAGCATCATCTACTGGTAATAAAACAATTCAGATAATCCATGAAAGTGAAAACGGTGCTGCTGCAAGACCTTTCCTTACATGGAATCCAAACGCAACAGATGATGCAAGATTAGGTCAAACAACATCTTATGTAACAGTTACGGAGTATGATTTATGATTAT